GTTGTTTTACCAAGACCCATATCATCAGCAAGGATAAACTTATCATTAGCTAAAAGTTTTTCAATTGCTAATTTTTGATGTTCCATTGGTGGTCTTACATCATATGGGGTATAGTCAATTTCTCTATCTAACTTTTTTTCTTCTTGTATTATACCCATTTTAGGTACCCAAAAAGAATGCATTTTATCTGACTCTAGTATTTTACCCCAGATGTGATATGCTTTATCTGATTCACACAATAATTTCTCCACCCAAATCTCTTCTGGTGGTTTTGGTAATAATCTATCCTGCATTATTTTATCTGCAAAAGATGAAAATAATTTAACTTTTTTCCTAGCTACTTTTGGAATCGTTTTTTCATTCTTGATTATATAATCGGCTTGAGTTCTACTCAAAGAAAAATGTTTACTTTCTAAAAGCCTTTTTTTAAGTTCCAGTAGGTGGTTGTTCGAACCAGCATATGCTAGTAATATTTCTCTACCTACTATTTCCGGTATTTTAGTTTCCATACATTATGAAATATAAGTAATTACAAACACTTTCTAAACTATTTATAGATATTATGGACAACAAATTACCAATAACAAGAATGAGTAAATTCTTTTCTGAAGAGGATTTCAGCCTACAAATACAAATGGGTCAAGAGTATTTGCATGGAGATTTAAACATGAAGTTGGTTCTTTATAGGGTTGATAGACAAAAAACAGATAAAGATGATGTCTACGGTGAAGTTGGTAAAGATGAAATAAAGTACTTCCCTCCGATTGAATTTAATGCTCTAGTTAAAGTAGAAGAGGCTAAAAATAGCTCATATAAGGGTGGAATGCTTCGTTATTTAGAACCAGGTAATCTAACGTTATCTGTTTATATAAAGCATTTAGAAGAACTTGGTGTTGACATAAAATACGGGGATTATATTGGGTACCCAGAGTCTGAGGAAAAAGTTAGATTTTATACTGTTACAAATGACGGTAGGGTAACCTCAGATAATAAACATCATCTATTTGGTTTTAAACCATACTATAGAACGATTACTTGTGCAATCGCACAAGAACAAGAATTTAGAGGAGTATAAAATGGCCATACCTAAAAGAAAAACAGATATTCAAATATACAAGGGTAAACAACTTACCGAAAGAAGACAAGAATTATTGGAAAAAATAACCAAGTCAGATTCTTATCTTCCTGATTCTGTTTTACATGATGATTTAGATTATGGAATGTTAGAATTTATTAAGAAAAACTTTGTTGTTGTTTCTGATGGTAATCAAATCCCGGTAATTCCAAAAATATTAACAATTCAAAGATGGGCCCAAATTATGAATACTTGGGAATTTTCTGATGATGATGGTAATCTAAAGGTTCCATTTGTTGGTGTTATAAGAAGGCCAGATGTTCAACCTGGAACTAATCCATCGGTTATTAGAACAATACCAGAAAGATTACAATTTCATTATGCTTCAGTTGCAACTTGGAATGGGACACAAATGGGGGCAGACGTATATAAGATACCTCAACCGGTGGCTGTAGATATAACATTTGAAGTAACCATTGTTTGTACAAAACTTAGAGAATTAAATAGATTTAATAAAATTGTTCTACAGAAATTTGCATCAAGACAAGCCTACACGATTGTAAAGGGCCATTATATTCCAATTATAATGGATAAGGTTGAAGATAATTCTCCTGTTGATCAAATAGATGGGCGTAGATTTTATATGCAAACATATCAATTTACAATGTTAGGGTTTCTTATTGACCAAGATGAATTTGAGGTTAAGCCGGCGGTTAGTAGATTCTTTTTAATGAATGAGTTTGCAAAAAATTCTAATTTCCAGAAAAAATATATTAATAAATCAATTGATATTACTGTTGTGACCTTTTTAGCGGATGGTTTACAGACGGCATTTAGTGTTGGGGAAAGTATTGGTATTTTATTTAATGTAACAATTAATGGTATAATACAAGAAAGAGATGTTAACTACTTTCATGTTGCTGGGACGTCTAAAATTACCTTTCCAGAAGCACCATATGAAGGAAGTAATGTTACAATAACTTATTATAAAGGTAGAAATAGTGTTTTTATTGATAATTACGGAAAACCAATTCAGGTAGAAACAGAATATTTTTTATATAATGGTTCAAGTTTGGTATTTACAGTTATGAATGCAATTAATAGTGTCGTTGGTGTTGATATTAACGGTCTTGCTGATGAAGAGGGTGTTGGTTACAATATTACTAGTGAAACTCAAATTACCTTAACTTCAGCGCCTGTACTTGGATCAAGGATTGGTATTAATTATTTATTTTAATCCTCATCATATAAGTCCGTTTTTTTAGTCTTGCAGACATCTTCTATTAGTTTTTCTAAAATTTTATAAATTTTAAGACCCTTCTTATCACAGTATGATTTTAACATCTCGTGGTGTTTTTCACTGATTTTCACGTTTTTAGTTTTCTTTTCCATATATAAAGATAAATAATGATAAAAAAGGATAAATAACTATCTAAATACAGAAAATTTGAGAAATCTTTGCTTAAAACAAAGATATTTATTTGAAAAGAATAAAATTATTTAACCAAACATTTATCAATGGCAAATTCAAACAGAGTATTCGTGTCTCCGGGTGTGTACACATCAGAGAAGGATCTAACATTCGTAGCGCAGAGCGTTGGAGTTACAACATTGGGTCTAGTGGGTGAGACTTTAAAAGGTCCAGCATTTGAACCAATTTTGATTTCTAATTTCGACGAATTTAAAGTATATTTTGGTACTACCAGTCCAGAAAAGTACGGAGATGGTAACCCAAAGTATGAGCTTCCATATGTAGCTAAATCATATTTACAAGAATCAAATCAATTATTTGTAACTAGAGTTTTAGGATTAACTGGCTACAAACCAGGAAAGACCTATGGAATTAAAACATTAGGAGGTGTTACTGTTAATCTAACAAGTACACCAACAACAAGCGGTAGCACATTAGTCCCTACATCTTTAACAACAATAACAGGTTCAACATTCTATGAAGAACTTTCAGGTAAAACATCAACAGAAGGTACATCAATTACTGATTACTTAATTGCTGGTTCAAATTCTAATGGAGCATATGCTCTTAACGAATGGTTTACAATTGGTACAGTACCAACATCTGCAACAAGTGGATTAACTGGAACACAGTTATTATCACCAATTGGAAATGCTAACAAAAACTGGTACAACAACTTCTTTGTAAAAAGTGGTTCTACTGATTCAACAATTCATGGTGTGTATTCATACCTTTTTGTTTTAACAGGAACATCATCGTTTAGTGTAACAAGATACAAATATTCAGCTTCATTAAATACTAATTATGCTGGTAGAACTGTATGTTTATTAAGATCTAGAGGTTCATACATATCAAATGCACTTGTACATAGAGTAACTGGAGCAACAGCTGTTCAAATTACAGGTGCAACTATTGATACTAACCCATTATCTGAATTTAATTTAGCTGTTACCGATATTGGATCTATTGTAAATAACTTTGCATGTTCTTTCGATACTTCTTCTTCAAAATATATTACCAAAATACTTGGTACAGACGTTTTTGATAAAGAAAAGGTTGAATATCCAATTTATGTTCATGAGGTATATCCAAATTTAATAAACAACCTATTTGAACAAGGGTTAATTAGAGGTTTAAGTACAGATGAACTAGTTTTAACAGAGGCGGATAATTTTGTTACACAATGGGATATGGCTGGATCATCAACAGTAGTTTCTGAAGTTAGAGGCGGTAGGGTTTTTGATTTATTCAGTTTCTTAACTGTATCAGATGGAGACACTTCTAACTATGAAGTTAAAATAACAATTTCAAATATTGACATTGACACAGCAGAATTTGATATTCTTGTTCGTGATTTTAATGATACCGATACTAATCCAGTTGTTTTAGAGAAATTTACAAGATGTACAATGAATTCAGATTTACCTGGATATGTTGGTAGAAAAGTTGGTACATCGGATGGTGAATATGAATTAAGATCTAAGTATATTATGCTTGTTTTAGCTGAAGAGCATCCAACAGACGCATTCCCAGCTGGTTTCAAGGGAGTAACAACAAGATCTGATATTGGTGAACTTCTATTTAAAACAAAGTATTATGACGCGGGTGATATATTGTATTATGACGCTAGCGGAAATCCAGTCACCACAAATGGTGATAAAGTTAAAAAAGTAACTTTAGGATTTTCAACAGATAATAATTTTACATATGATAGAGATATGTTAAAGTTCAAGGGCGGTGGGGCTGCTGGATCAACATTTGGTTTCCACTTATCAACAAACGCATCAACAATTACCGGAACAACAGGTAATTACTTATACAAAACAACCGCATATGATTTAGAAGGAACTAACAAAGGTAAATTAGCAACTACATCATATAGAAAGTTCACTTTACCATTATTTGGTGGTTTTGATGGTTGGGACATTTATAGAAACACAAGAACAAATGGTGACGGATATGTCTTTGGTAAAACAACTTATATAAGTGGTCACACTGGAAACGGTGGTGTATTCAGCGGTACTGTTGGAAACTCGGATTACTATGCATACTTACAAGCTATTGAAACATATGCAAACCCTGAAGCTGTAGATATTAACATATTTGCAACACCAGGTATTGATTGGAATAATCATAGCTCATTAGTTAATCAAGGAATTGATATTATTGAAAATGATAGAGCGGATTCATTATACATTATCAACTCACCTAACTATACAACTGCTGATGAAACAATTTCATCTTTAGATGATTTAGGTCTTGATAGTAACTATTCTGCAACATATTGGCCTTGGATTCAAGTAAGAGATACAGATAATGCAACACAGCTTTTCATACCACCAACAGGTGAAGTATTAAAGAACATAGCATTGACTGACAACGTTTCTTATCCTTGGTTTGCTGTGGCGGGTTACTCTAGAGGTCTTGTTAATTCAATAAAAGCACAAAAGAAGCTTACTCTTGATGAAAGAGATAATCTTTATAAAGCTAGAATTAACCCAATAGCAACTTTCTCTGATACAGGTACTATTATCTGGGGTAACAAAACGTTACAAGTTAGAGAATCGGCATTAGATAGAATCAACGTAAGAAGATTGTTATTGAGAGCTAGAAAGTTAATCTCTGCAGTGGCTATAAGATTGTTATTTGAACAAAATGACGAACAAGTTAGACAAGAATTCTTAAGATTGGTTAATCCAATTCTTGAGTCAATTAAGAAAGAAAGAGGGTTATATGACTTCCGTGTAAGTGTATCTAACGATCCAGAGGATATTGATGCAAACACATTAAGAGGTAAAATATACATTAAACCAACAAGAGCATTGGAATTCATTGATGTTGAATTCATCATTACTCCAACGGGGGCTTCTTTTGAAAATATCTAATATTACAATAAAATAAGAATGGGGATGGCTAAAAACCTCCCCATTTTTGTATAGTATATTGAATATCAGTAAATTAGTTAATTAGAATAAAAGAATATAAGTAAATCAGTATATCAGAAGTATTAGTACATTAGAATATCA